AAAGACTAAATAAATTCAACAGCAATTCATCCAAAAGGTTAAATTGCTGTTGACGTAACACACAATAGAGTGTTACAATACGTTCACAGGATGAGAGTATCTTGTGTTCCAGGCAACAAACTTTTTTAAACCCTGGCATTTTATAAGGAAAAAATCATGGCAACATTAGCAGAAATTCGCGCTCGACTACTAGAGCAAGAAAACCGTACAACCGGTAACAAACAAGGCGGCGGAGGCGACAACGCAATTTTCCCGTTTTGGAACATCCCAGAAAACAGCACAGCAGTTCTTCGTTTCCTACCCGATGGCGACGACACTAACACATTCCCATGGCGTGAACGCCAAATGATCCGACTAGAGTTCGGTGGCGTTAAAGGTGGCGATGAAAGCAAACGTGTAACTGTAACAGTTCCATGTATGGAAATGTGGAAAGAAACTTGTCCTATCCACGCAGAGATTCGTCCTTGGTTCAAAGATAAATCTTTAGAAGAACTAGGTCGTAAGTATTGGAAGAAAAAATCTTATGTATTCCAAGGCTTTGTAGTTGACACTAAGCTACAAGAAGAAGTACAACCGGAGAATCCAATCCGTAGATTGATTATCAATCCAAGTATCTTTAACATTGTTAAAGGTGCATTGATGGATCCAGAAATGGATAATCTGTTTACTGACTACGAAAACGGTACAGACTTCCGTCTAACAAAAACAACTAAAGGTCAATACGCAGACTACAGCACATCTAGCTTTGCTCGTAAAGAACGTGGCTTGAATGAAGTCGAATTGCAAGCTATTGCAGATCACGGCTTGTTTAACTTGAACGACTTTATGCCTAAGAAGCCAACTAAAGAAGAAGTTGATGTCATTTATGACATGTTCAAAGCCAGCGTCGATGGTGAATTGTACGATCCTAAGAAGTGGGGTCAATACTTCAAGCCAGCAGGCGTAAATCTTGGTAACTTGGGTGTAGCATCTGATGTTGATGCCGCAGAAGCAAGTTTCAAAGCGCCAGCTCCGGCAGCTCGTCCTGCTCCTGTAGCGGCACCTAAGCCAGCAGTCATCGATGATGAAGACGATGCACCTTTTGAAACTGCTGAAGAAGCTGCCGCACCAGAAGGTAAGAAGAACGTCAACGACATCTTGGCGATGATTCGTAACCGTCAGCAAAAGTAAGGACAAGGGCTTAGGCCCTTGTTTAAACTATGACACTACCAGACGAACGATATCGAGCTGTAGCATCTGCTAGAGAGTTGCTAATTGAAATAGCGAATCCCGGTGGCAGATGGAAGCGTATACCAAAAGAATTAAGACTATATTGCATTCATGCATTGCGACATTATCCAACACAATGGGAAATGGACTTAATGGCTGATGAGGCTCCTAGTCTTTTTCAAAAGAGAATGGATCCGTTAGTTAGAATGATTCACGTATACGACCAAGAACAAAAGGAAGAACAAAATGACAAAACCATTTGACGTAAGTAAATTTAGAAAAGAAATCACTAAGAGCATTGAAGGTCTTAGCATTGGTTTTAATGACCCAACTGATTGGGTCAGCACAGGTAACTATACACTAAACTATTTGATTAGTGGCGACTTTTTCAAAGGTGTGCCAATGGGTAAGGTTACTGTGTTCGCTGGAGAATCTGGCGCAGGCAAATCATATATCTGCTCGGGCAACCTAGTTCGCCATGCACAAGAGCAGGGCATTTATGTTGTGCTAATTGATACAGAAAACGCACTAGACGAAGCATGGCTTCACGCACTTGGCGTAGATACTGGCGAAGACAAGCTACTCAAACTTAACATGGCTATGATCGATGACGTGGCTAAAACAATTACTAAGTTTGTTGCAGACTATCGAGGCTTGCCAGAAGATGCTCGCCCAAAAGTATTGTTTGTCGTAGACAGCTTGGGTATGTTGTTGACACCAACAGACGTTAACCAATTTGAAGCAGGTGACTTAAAAGGTGACATGGGTCGTAAGCCCAAGGCATTGACAGCATTGGTTCGTAACTGTGTTAATATGTTTGGTAACCTAAACATTGGTATGGTATGTACTAACCACACATACGCTAGCCAAGACATGTTTGATCCAGATGATAAAATCAGTGGCGGACAGGGCTTTATCTATGCGAGTTCTATCGTAGTTGCTATGCGTAAACTAAAACTTAAACTAGACGAAGATGGTAATAAGACTACAACAGTTAACGGTATCCGTGCTAGTTGTAAGATTATGAAAACTCGTTATGCTAAACCATTTGAATCAGTACACGTACAGATTCCTTATGCAACAGGTATGAGTCCTTACAGCGGCTTGTTTGACTTGTTAGAAGAACGTGGCAGCTTGAAGCGTGAAGGTAACAGCTATCTTTATACCACTAAAGAAGGCGAGATTATTAAGGCAATGCGTAAGGCATGGACTAACGAACTTTTGGACAAAGTGATGGCAGATATCATGCTTCGTGATTTGACAGCGGATGTAAATACAGCAGATACAACCATCACGGAGGAAAATGAAGATGTTGCATGATGAAGAAGTAAATTTGATTGTAGATGTTTGGTCTACTGTTAAAACTTACATTGACAAGAAAGAACGCTATGATGCCGCTTGTGCATTGTTGCGTAGTTTAGAAAATCACTATGAAATGGATAGTGTTGCAGAAGAACTTCTTGGCAATGATTCTACATTGGATACTGTAATTAAAGATTTGTACACCGCCGACGACATCGTAGATGACGACGACGACTACGAAGAAGATAATTACGACTCAGACTACGACGACGAATGAGCGATTGGTATAGACGTGTTACTGGCAACTTAGGCGAGTTGCCAGGTGCGATAGCCTACTTTGAATCTGAGTTACAGGATGCTAGGATTGAAACTAGCATCAAAGGTAACTTGGAAACTAACTCCAGACTTATGCCTGGAATAGTAGAACACAGATTTAACCAATTGCAAGAAGTTGAGGCTATACTAGAATTCCTAAACATCAATCTAAGAAAAAAACGCAGTGAGATGTTTAGGAAGTATACTGAAAGCTATAACAGAGCACTTAGTGATCGTAGTGCCGACAAGTATGTAGATGGTGACGTTGAAGTAGTTGAATGGCAAGTTCTTGTAAACGAGTTTGCTATGATACGCAACAAGTATCTTGGTATCATGAAAGCCATTGATGTTAAGCAATGGCAAATCACTAACATTGTCAAACTCCGTGTAGCAGGTATGGACGACACAACTTTGGGTTAATTGACACAAATTGATTTTGGCTGTATAATACTTACATACAGACACAAAAGGACATCAAAATGGAACTAGCAGTTGGAACTAAAATTGTTTATTCTAGCGCCGCAGGTACCCGTAATGCAGAAGTAGTTGGTATTAAGGTTGGTCCTACAGCAAAGCCTGGTTTCCTTAATACTTGGTTAACACTTTTTGTACCAGCACAAAACGGTGCTAAATTTGATACTCATGTTCAAATTTGCGGCGATAATGCTAGTCTCAAAATGTTTAAAGTAGCAGTCATTTAATTGACACAAATTGGTTTTGACTGTATAATACATACATAGATTAACAAAACAGGAGTTTTACAATGGCTAATGTAACTATTTTTGCTGGTGAATATCGCGGTACTAAAGTCCGTAACGAAACGTTCCGTTTGGTTTCAGATGTTAAGACTGGCGCTAAAGGTATGTTTGTAACAGTCCAAGATAACGGAGTACTTGGCTACAAAGGTAAAAGTGTTCGTATTAAAATTAAAAGCATGGAGGATATTACAGTGAGTGGTCAAAGTATTGCAGACATGACAGATAGCCAGCGAAGCAGAGCTAGCAAAGACGACAATGTATTTTCTTTGGTAGTGCCTAAGGAACCAGAAGTGTACACAGAAACAGATGAGCAAGCAATTGAGCGTATCCGTGAACGTTTTGACATCTTGGAAGAAATGACAGAAGGTACTACAACAGGTGCAGTTCGTGCTATGATTGTTAGTGGCCCTCCAGGCGTTGGTAAGAGCTTTGGTGTTGAGAAGAAGTTAGAAGAAGCCGCACTCTTTGACAAGATGGCTAACCGCAGAAGCCGTTTTGAAGTTGTTAAAGGTGCTATGTCGGCATTGGGTTTGTATGCTAAACTTTACAAGTACAGCGACGAGAATAATGTTCTTGTTTTTGATGACTGTGACAGCATCTTGCTCGACGACTTGTCTCTTAACATTTTGAAAGCGGCATTGGACAGTTCTAAGAAGCGTACAATTTCTTGGAACACAGACAGCCGTATGCTTAGCCAAGAAGGTATTCCAGATCGTTTTGACTTTAAAGGTAGTGTGATTTTCATCACTAACATTAAGTTTGAACACGTTCGCTCCAAAAAGTTGAAAGACCACTTGGATGCTTTGGAAAGCCGTTGCCACTATCTGGACTTGACAATGGACAGCCAACGTGATAAGTTCTTGCGTATTAAGCAAATTGTACGTGATGGTATGTTGGACAGCTACGACTTTGAAGATGGTGCAAGTCAAGAAATTGTAGACTTTATGTGGGAACAGAAAAATCGTTTGCGTGAGTTGTCATTGCGTACAGTTTTGAAGATTGCAGACTTGCGTAAGATGAGCGCACATAATTGGAAGCGTCTTGCAGAGACAACAATTTTGAAACGTGCAGAAGTGTGATAAACTAAACAAAGCCCAATTAATTGACACTAATTGGGCTTTGTGCTATAATATATACTTAAACAGTAAAAAGGAATTTAAATGAAATTCAAACCCACTCTTATTGCACTGGCAGTAGCATCTATTGCTAGTGTAGCACAGGCGCAAATTGCTAACGGTGAAGCAACTGCAAAAACAAATTATCTGACTCCGACTGGAATCACAGCCGCATGGGCTCGCGGCTTTACTGGCAAAGGTTCAGTTATTGCAGTCATTGACAATGGATTTGAAGTCAATCACACAGACTTAAAAGGTAATGTAATAGAGCTTAAAAACTTTATGACAGGTACATCATCGACTTGGGGACTTCACGGTACTCAAATGGCAAGTATTGCCGCAGGCAAGTCTAACAATAGTGGTACAGTTGGTGCCGCTCCAGATGCTAAACTTTTGCTAGCTCAAGTTGGTTCCGGTGGACTGTCGCCGTCAGTTAGTACTACATTGGCTTACTCTGCAATGGCATGGGCAGAAGCCAATGGTGCAGATGTAATTAATTTGAGCTTGGGATCTACTTACGACCCAAACTTTAAGGCAGGTACTACGATGATTGCTCCTGGTATCTATAAAGCAAATTCTGCTTATACTACATATAACGCAAAAACAAAAGTTACCTCGCTGGCCAGTTTGTATGGTTCCACTTATTCTTCTTTGCTACCTTTTGCAACATCAACTAAGAAAGCAGTTATTGTTGCCAGTGCCGGTAACAGTGCTACAGGCTACGCACAATTCCCTGGCGCCTTTGCTACACAAACTGATGCCAATGGAAACTTGCTAATGGGCGGCCGTGTTTTGATTGTAGGCAATGTTGCCAATGATGGCAAAGGTAATTGGCTTATGAACGCAAGTAGCAATCAAGCAGGTAGCCTTTGCACCACTATTATTAATAATGTTTGTCAAGACAAGTATTATGTAAAAGACTTTTATGTTGTGGCTCCTGGTAGTGCTATTTTAGGTGCAGTTCCTGATCAAGGTCGTAGTGCCAGCGGTATTAAACAAGGTATTACTAATGGAGCCGGTGGCGTGTCGGGTACTAGCCCTGCGGCGGCACTGGTCAGCGGTGGAGTCGCTTTGCTTAAACAAGCATGGCCACAACTTAGTGCCGCACAGATTGTACAGTTAGTTAAAACTACTGCAACTGATATGACATACAACCCTGTTACCAAAAAGAATGACTTGGTTGGCGTTGATCACGTATATGGTTGGGGTATGGTTAATTTTGATAAAGCTACTCAACCACAAGGCTTGCTTAATATTGCTAACTTTAAAGGTTACGCAAGTTCAACTCCAGTGACTGCGACAGGTGTGGCTTCGAGTGGTAGTGCTAGTATCAATTCAAGTAGTGTGCTACAAAACGTTCAAGGACTTGATAGTTATAATCGCAACTATACTTTGGATATGACTCGTGCAGTAATTGCTAATCCAGTGGCAACATATCGTGCTAGTAGCAGTTACTTGGCAATGAGTGCAGTAGGCTACAATGAAATGTCTGTGCCAGTAAATGAAAATTACAGCATTAAAATGATGCAAAGCCAAGCAGGTACTGCCAGTGAAGTTACTTACAGCGAACAAGGTACTAGCTATAGTGTGCAATTCGGTAGCATGTCAGAGAAGGCAGGCTTCCTTGGTAACTATGGTGCAGGTATGATGGCATTTGGTGATAGCAGTACAAGCTATTTGCAACTTGGTACCGAACATAAGTTTGGTAGTGTAGCAGTATTTGGTAGTTATGGTTTTGGTACCACTCGCACAGGAAGTGTGCAAGATAGCATGATCCAACTTGGTAATCGTATTAGTAGTGACACTTGGAGACTGGGTATTGCTAAGAACAATATGTTCCAAAACAACGACTCATTGAGCGTGAGTGTCGTTAGTCCAGTAAGTGTGCGTAACGGTACTGCCACAGTAACAGGTGTAACTGGCTACGAGTTTACAGACAATGGCGATGGTGCAGATGCTCGAGCAATTGTCAGCACAGAAACTATTAGTTTGCGAGCTCAAGTTAAGCCTATTGATTTGGTCTTGGGTTATACTGTAGTTGGCAAAGGCTATGACCGTGTAAACGTAAATGTGGCACGTCAATTTAATGTAGGCGGTGTTGCAGGCAATACAGCTAACAGCATTGGAGTAATGGCAGTTAAATCTTTTTAATTGATATAAATTATTTTTGATGTTATAATTATTACATAACGTAGACATAAAGTTTACGTTATGTTTTTATAGGTCGAGTATGACCACAACCCAGGGCAAGTAAGCCCGCTTAAAGGAGAAATTATGAAATCGCATGCACAGATCGTTAATGATCAATATTTGAAATCACAGAGTCACTATGTCACGTTGCAAGAGCGTCTTAAAGAAGCTTTGGCAACATCGCCAGTTTTTATTGGACAGTTGACTGCAATGGTCGACGAATTTAAACGTCGCAATACCGTTTGGAAACGTTTTGTAGACTTGCATCTTTGCAAAGCTATTCAAGTTCCAATGGATAAAATTCTAATTGATACTACACTACAGCGAAGTCTTAATCTTCGTCATGTGTTAAAGATCTTGCAGTACTTTAAAACTACAATGGCAATGGCTATTCAAGTTTATGAAGATCCTAATCAGCCAGGTTATTATATTGCTTGGGATGGTCAGCATACTGCTATTAGCTTGTACATTATCCTTACAAAAGTGTTTGGAGAACGAACCGCAGAAGCTCTTGTCCCAGTAGTTGTTTATAATGTTACACAAAAATTAGAAATTCGTCGTAACTTTATTTTGCTTAACGGCGAAGCTAAAGAAGAAATGGACTTCATCGACAAGTACAAGCAACAAGTCTATGGTGTAAAAACAGATGGTGCTACGGATCATGACTGGGTAGATACTGCTCGTAAGAATGATTACTTTGCTAAGGCAGGTTTGTTTGCTACGCACTCTAAATTTGGTGATGACGACAAGCCAGGTGCATTTACTTTGTTGGCAGATACTGTAATGAGCAAGACTCTTAAGAATCGAAAGCCAGTAGATGTTACTCGCATGTTTGCACAGTATTGGAGTTATTTGAATCAAGAACGTCCAGTTGATGCTAAAGAAGCTCGTCAGCTCTACGAATACTTTAACTTGTGCTATGAGCAAGGTATTAAAGTAGACGAAGACTATTTGTTGGAGTTTGCTAACTTTACTAAAGAATATTTTGGTGCTGACTTTGATGCAACAGGTCCATTCTGGGATAAAGTTAAAATCTCATACGAGAACTGGTATAAGAAAGCTAACCCAGAGTCATATGAAGAATATGGCTTGAAAGGTTTCTCGTCAGAAATGCGTACCGGTATTCCATTCTTGATTGCACAACTGCAAAAGAGTACTAAGCTCAAAACACCTACATATATTCCTAATAACGGTTTTACTGTTAATAAGAAGGACCTGTGGTAATATGTCTAAATTACGCGATCCAAATAAAGACAAAATTAAGAGTCAAAGTATTCTTAAAGAACAATACGTCTCACAATGTAAATGTAAGCTAGAAGATTGTGACAATGACTTAACTATTTTTGATGGTCCAGGTAGCGATGGTTACTGCCGCGAACATCAATTACAATTAACCGAGTACGGTGGAATGGGTAAAGCAGAACGCCCACACACATTCTATCGTGGTTGGGTTTGCGAGAAATGTGAATATGATCCTAGAGAAGACAGTCAGTTTGATGATATCGAAGATCCATTCCATAAACTTCGTTGTATGCGAGGAGTGATGCATGGAGACCATTTAGAGCGTAAAAGCGATGGTGGTGCAGACATTGCAGAAAACATCCAAACACTTTGCTGTCGTTGTCATATGATTAAGACTTACAAAGAAAAAGATTACTTAAAAGGTAATCCTTAACCAAAATAGCAACACCCAGGTGTTGCTATTTCCTAATAGATAGTGTATAATATATTTTTTTATTGCAATGGAGGCAAACATGAAAAAAAATTTTAAAATAACAGCTTTAAAGAAAGCTACAAAAACTTTAGTCGGTATGAGAGTACCGGAACAAAAAAACGGTAACGTTGGTCATCTTGTAGAAGATGTTATGGCAGGTGCGGGTTATCCAATTGATCGCCAAGCAACAGTCGATCTACCTGACTTAAAAGTAGAAGTTAAAACTCGAACAGCAGAAGCAACGTCTGCTCATGCAATTGGATCAATGACCGTCGAAGACATCATCAGCACTCCTTATCAAACTAGTCCGGTGAAAGACAAGTTCCAACAACAATTTAGAGTTATACATAGTGATACATTTAGAGAAGTAACGAGTGCAAAAGTTTATGATTTTTCAGATACTTATATTCAGGGATTAGTTGAACGGGACTATGAAGCAGGTCGTGCAATTTTTGCAGAGATCCAAAAAAATGGAAGTAGCTATCCTAAGTATGTTCGCGGAGCTAATACAGATTTCTATTGGGAAAAGAAAAACTGCAATAGTTACGCATTTAGAGCATCGAATTCTGCAATGAAAGACTACGAAGGAATGGCAACAAGTGCTTTTAATTCTTTATTTGAAAGATTAAAATAAATGAACAAATTAGCAACCTTAAAGGTTGCTTTTTTGTGACTAAAGATGTTATACTACATCTATGACATCTTGTACAATACATATAAAAGACGAAGTTAACATTAAGATATCTGACCTTGTAACTTCAACAAGGCGCAAACTAGAAAAAGAATTCAAGTACTTCCAGCCCTGGGCTTATCATAGTCCTGCATACAAACTAGGACGTTGGGATGGTTGTGTTAGTTATTTTAGTTTAGGCGGAAACACTTACTTTAACCTATTGGATAGAATCCTTCCTATCCTAGTTGATGAAGGTTATAACATTGAGATTGATGACCAAAGAACTAATCACAATTTCCAGTTTGTCGAAGTAACTGAAACAACACACGAGCAAACTATTTGGCCTAAAGGTCACGTTAACGAAGGTAACCCAGTCTTACTACGTGACTATCAAGTTGATGCCATTAACAAGTTTCTAAACAACTTACAATGTGTACAAGAAATTAGTACTGGCGCAGGTAAAACTATTACAACTGCCACATTGTCTAAAAGTGTGCAAGACTATGGTAGAAGTTTGGTTATCGTCCCTAACAAAGACTTGGTCAAGCAAACATTAGAAGACTATGAACTATTAGGTCTTGATGTAGGTGTTTACTTCGGCGACAAAAAAGAACTAGGTAAGACGCATACTATCTGTACATGGCAAAGTCTTAACGTATTAGAAAAACGTTTTAAAGACGGAGAAAGTCCGCTAAGTCTAGCAGAGTTTGGACAAGACTTAGTAGCAATTATCGTTGACGAGGTACACCAAGCTAAAGCAGATGTACTTAAAGCATTGCTCAGTGGACCATTTTCTGACATTCCTATTCGTTGGGGATTAACTGGAACTATCCCTAAAGAAGACTTTGAGAAAGTTGGATTGATAGCAACTTTGGGTCCTGTGGTAAATAAGATTGCTGCCAAGGATCTACAGGATCAGGGTGTGTTAGCTAACTGTACAGTTAACGTCATCCAGTTACAAGAAACAGCACAGTATTCCACATACCAAGAAGAATTAACTTTCCTGACGACAAATACCCGTCGTATAGACTTCATTGCGGAGTTTGTTAAAGGACTTGCGTTATCTGGAAACACATTAGTATTAGTAGATAGAATTAAAGCAGGTGAATTGCTTTGCGAAAGAATCGCAGATAGTGTATTCGTCAGCGGAGCAATGAAAACAGGCGATAGGAAAGAACACTATGATGAGATTAAAGATAGCGATGGCAAGGTTATTGTGGCGACTTATGGTGTGGCCGCTGTGGGTATTAATATTCCTCGTATTTTTAATCTGGTTCTTTTGGAGCCCGGAAAGAGCTTTGTCCGCGTTATCCAAAGCATTGGACGAGGTATTAGAAAAGCTCAAGATAAAGACCACGTAGAAATTTGGGACTTGACGTCAAGTGCAAAGTTTAGTAAGAAGCATCTTACTACTAGAAAGAAATACTATGAGGAAGCGGGTTATCCTTATAAAATCGAGAAAGTGAAATACCTATGAACATACTAACTTCTAATAATGAAGCCTTTGAGTTAAACAGTTTACCAGAGGAAGTAGAAGATCTTCGTTATGGCGTTCTCGATTGGAACGATCCTAAGAACGTTGACTATCATTTCGTTCCACTAATCTTTATGGAAACATTTCATGCACCAGCGGCGGTATTAAAGATTGGCGATCATGTTATTCAAGTACCACTTGATTGGTACATTGTTATAGGTGAAAAAGATCACGGTGATCCAGAGATTGTTCCTATTATGAACATCAATGACCGGGGCTTTAGTGCTTTCACATTTAATCCTATTAGTAGTTTTAGATTAGACTTCCAGCCACTTGAAATTATTAATGTGTTTCAAGACATTCGTTGGTATACTCCTAAACTCAAACACGGGCATATACTAGCAGTACCTCTTGAAGGCGGCGATAAACCAATGTGTGCTTACTTTGTTAAAGAAACAACGAAGCTTCCGGAAGTCTTGGCCATAGACAAAATGTTTTAAAGATAGTACAATACACTATGGCAACAAAAGCTCCTATGTTAGATATGTTTAAGCGAGTACTTCCAGCTTTGGATACTCGCAACAAAGCCCTTTATGAAAACCTCACAGAGGAAGAAATGAAAGGGTTTAGTCCTTGGCTGGTGCAACGATATCTAAGTAGCGCAGAAAGTTCTAATAATGCTATCATCGAACATTACTTAATTATGACCAATGAAATAGTTAATGTTAACTTTAGTGAAGTCAAAGATCCTGAGATGACATGGAAGTTAATGAGCATGGTTGGTATCGGTAAAAGCCTCAAGCATCCTTATATTGCCCCTGGCGGCGGCAAAAGAAAAAAGAAAAATGCTTTTAAAGCATGGCTAAGTGAACAGTATCCTCACTTAGATGACCAAGAATTAGATATTTGGATCGGCAACTTAGATAAAAAGTCCGCAAAGGACATGTTAGAACAATACCATGTTAAAGACAAAGATGTTATCTCTAGTGCCAATGACTTATAAATGCAGATATTGTAATAAAGATTTTGTCAGAGAAACTACGCTTATGTCTCACTTATGTGAGAAGAAACGTAGAATGATGGATAAAGACAACAAGCAAAATCGTATTGCTTACCAAAGCTGGCTAATATATCGTAAAATGATTATTGCTAATGTTAAGCACGATAAGCCTTATGAAGACTTTATTAATGACAGATACTATCTTGATTTTATGAAAGTTGCCAAGCATATTGTTGATTTGAATTTAGACAAGCCGGAAGAGTTTGTTAGATATGTATTAAAGAATGCCGTTAAGATAGATGACTGGTGTAAAGCAGTTGTCTATGAAAGTTATGTTAAAGATAGAACTAAAAAAGAAACCGTAGAACGAGCAATTGAGCGAAGTTTGTTAAATATGAAAGCCTGGGCAGAAAAGACTGGAAACAGTTGGTGTGAATACTTTGCTAAAGTTAGCACACCTGAAGCAGTACAAGATATTAGAATGGGTCGTATCAGTCCATGGTGTACCTTTGCTACAGATCAAGGTAGTAGATTGATTGATAGGTTTGAACCGGGACAGGTTCAGGCGTTAGTAGATTACATTGAGCCTTTATCCTGGAAGGCCAAAGTAAAACGTCAGCAAGGTGATGCTGACTGGGTGCAAGAAGTTTTTAACAAGGCAGAAATTAAATGAATCAATATAAACAACGATCGGTACCAGCTTTATTAAAAAGCAAGCAAGTACAAGAAGCTCGAGTTAGACTAATCAACGACATGGTTGAGATAGAAATGAACGGTGACAGAGTAGTTGTGCCAACAGCTGAGTCATATCAACGTTTGCTTAGAAAAGTCGCAGTATTGGAACAAAAACTGTATGCTACAGATAACAAAGCAAATAGAATGGCTAGAAGTAAAGAATGAGCACAGAAAATACAAATATAGAAAATGCATATCACGAAGTTATGATTGTGATTGAAAAGTTATTAAAAGATAACTATGATCCATTGATCATCGCAGGAGTAATACTGAATCAATCGTTGGGTTTGTATAAATCAGCTTTGAGTGACAGCGAATACGATCAGTTAATTAAAAGAATACTAGACAAAAAAAATATTGTCGAACCATATGAATCGCGGGTACTACATTGAGCTTTGACGTCGACATTGACTTTGCTGATAGAGAGCAAGTCTTAAAATTATTAAATCCAACACCGGCAATGCAAAAAGACGGTGACAAGGAACGCAAACATAATACTGGTGTCTATTTCCATCATGTACCTACAAATCCTTTTACCGGATTATGTACACTAGATTATAAACAAGCAGAGGCTGCGGGCTGGTTTAAAATAGATTTGCTTAACGTAGGAATCTATAGTAATTTTGCCAGCAATGACCAAATAGACGACTTTCTAAGTAAAGAGCCAGTATGGGAGTTATTAGAACATAAAGAAGTTATACAACAACTTTTTCATATTCATAATCACAGCGACACTGTCATTAGAATGAAACCACGCAGTATTGAACAACTTGCTATGGTATTAGCAGTTATACGCCCAGGCAAAAAACATTTAATTGGACTTGACTGGTCTGCTATTGAAAAAGAAGTATGGACCAAAACTGAAGATGTTTATAGTTTTAAAAAGTCGCATGCTATTGGCTATGCGGCAGCTATAGTACTACAGCTTAATCAATTAGTGTACGGTGTTGACCGTAGCTAGTCTTAAGTAACTAAGAATTTTGATATAAAACCATCCTATATCAAATTCAAACCAACGTTTACTTAACTTAGCACTAGCTGGCGACATGTGGTGGTTGTTGTGCAATTCTTCTCCACCTATCCATAGACCTAATGGAATTAAATTTGTGCTGTGATCTTTAGTTTCGCCATTGCGATATCCAAACCAGTGTCCCAGTCCGTTTATAACACCAGCAGCCCAAAAAGGTATCCATAACATTTGAATACCCCATACTACGAATCCAATCCATCCGAATATTAATAAATTTATTAATAGCATTACTACAACGCCGGCATAATTGTAAGGAGTGTATATTTTACGTTCTAACCAATCATCTGGAGTACCTCTTCCGAAGTTTACAATCATTTTGCTATTCTTACCAGCGACATAATAATAGTATACTCCACGTAATACAATATTCCATATGCCATGTACATGTGGACTATGCGGGTCCCCTTCTTTGTCAGTTACGCTGTGATGTTTACGATGAATTGCTACCCATTGTCTAGTAATCATACTAGTTGTAAGCCATAGCCATAGCCTAAAAAAATGACTAATAATAGGGTGAAAGGTAACAGATTTGTGTGCTTGACTTCTATGTAAGAATAGAGTCACAGAAACAATAGTTAAATGAGTGACAATAAGAGCATATATTATAATGTTTGACATTATATATTTATAGCTTTTGTACTAGTTGGATTTGTCTGCGTTTGATACGTTTAGTGATAATATTTTGTAAACTAACTGCTTCTCCATGCAGTATTTCAAAATCTTTGACATTGTAAGTTCTTAAGCAATAACTAAATTTCTTAAACTTTGGTCCTATTACTAAATTTACTGGTAGCTGTCTATTACTTCCCCACCACCATTCTTCTCCACATTCCAGGAATCCTGCTTTATCTTCGGTGCAATTTAACACGTTTAAGACATATATGCTGGCCAGAGTGTTAGTATAATTTTGTATTATACCTATAATTTCTTCTTCTCCTGCCCTGCATAGGCATAAGAAAGGGAATTTTTCTAATATTTCATTATGGTTCGCCATCGGTAATATTTAGCTGTCAATTCAATTCGATTAAATTAAATAAATATAACTATGAGCGATACATTTACATTACTAAGCTATCCACAACGCACTACTTTGATGTACGCAGAAGGATACAGCAGGACACAAAACATGCCATTCAATACGACTAGAAAAACAATTTATAAAGGCGTAGATAATACGCTGGGTTTTGATATTAAAAATCAAGACCGCAAGCCGGTTAGTTTGCTTGGCAAAACAGTGATAGTTAATATAATGCAAGTAAGAACAGGTGAATTGATTGTTCAACGCAGAGCAACCATTATTAATGCAGAAAATGGATTTTGCGAATTTACAGTATTCAGCAGTGATTTGATTGATGTAGATACTGGAATTTATCAGTTGAGTGCAGTAGTATACGACGAATCCGGACAAGCCAAGTCATTATATACAGATAATAATCGTAGAGCTACATTAGAATTAGAATTATGTGATGGAGCATATCCAAAGTATATCCCTAGCGTTGATTTGACATTTAGTCAGCTTGGTAATAGTTGGGTCAGCCAAGCACTTCCTGGTAACTTACAAAAGAATGACACTAGCTTGTTGCATACTATTCAAATCAAAGTTACCAACTTCAAAGGTAAAGTATCTGCATTGGTAAGTTTAGACTACGACAGCGGCGGAAATTATTTCCCAGTTAAGTTTGTCAATGATGCCACTGATATCATATTCTTGCCACCATATGGATATGCTATTCGAGAAAACGATCGTTGGCCAGACGGAACTATCGAAGGTTGGAATTTTATTACCAATGCACGTTGGGTAAAAATTATGTATACTCCTGATAGCAATAACACCGGAACAGTTGACAGAGTCATCTATAGAAGTTAAAATAGTAAGGTCATGTCGGCCTTACAAACATTATTACAATCACGCATACACGGAAGACCTAGTCCTAAAGGCTGGCTGAGCTTCAACTGTCCAATGTGCGTAGTCAATGGACAAAGTCGTCCGGATACAAAACGTCGCGGCGGCATGATGTTCAATCCAGACGGCGCAGTTAGCTATCATTGCTTTAACTGTCAATTTAAAACAAGTTGGACTCCTGGTAGAACACTGAGCTTTAAGATGCGTAAACTTATGCGTCAACTAGGCTTTGATGAAGCAGAAGTGCAACGTCTAAACTTAGAACTACTAAGCCAAGCAGACGTAGAAACATTAGTACAACGTGAACCGGAGCCAACATGGACACCTAATTGGCCGGACTATGAGCTAGGATTTGATGTTAGGCCTATTGACAATCCCACAAAGATAGAATACTTAAAACATAGACAAGTTTATGATCTGGCGGTATGGTTAGAAACAGATACAACCTACGCAGGACTAAACAATAGAGCTATACTGCCATTAACATACGAAAACAGATTAGTGGGCTTTCAAAGCAGGCATGTTATTGGAGAACTACCTCCTAAGTTTTCCAAGTATTATAAAAAAGCACCACCGGACTATGTCTTTGGATTAGATAATCAACGAGATAATAGACAGTTTGTTATTGTCACAGAAGGTGAGATGGATGCGTTACTGACTAGTGGGTTAAGTATTGGAAGTAATAATCTAAGTGACCATCAAGCACAACTGATAGAAGACTTAAATATAGAACCTATCGTGCTACCTGACGCAGATAAAGCAGGCAGAGATTTAGTCGAACGTGCCGCAGATTACGGCTGGAGTGTAAGTTTTCCTGAGTGGGAAAACTGTAAAGACGCTAGTGACGCAGTAATGAAATATGGACGCTTGTTTGCTATTCACAGCATACTACAGGCCGCAGAGCATAGTCCAACAAAAATAAGATTAATGGGAAAGAGATATTGTCAATGAGTAATGAAGTAAAAGAATACAGCGCAGATTTACAAAAGTTATTTTTAGAGTTTCTAGTTAGTGACAAGGAACTATTAAGCCGTTGCCAAAACGTTTTAGAAGGTGGCTACTTTACTAGAAGTTTACAAGCAACAGCAGAGTTTATTAAAGAATATGCCGGCAAATACAGTGATTGTCCTACAGTAGAACAAATCAAAGCAGTAACAGATACAGAACTTAGAGTCATTCCAGGTGAAGCTGCCAGTCATAAGGAATGGTTCTTAACAGAGTTCGAACAGTTTGCTAGACATAAAGCATTAGAGAAAGCTATTCTGACTAGTGCCGACTTGTTAGACAAACAGCGTTATGGTGAAGTAGAAAAGCTAATTAAAGACGCTAGTAACATCGGTTTGCCAAAGAGCTTTGGTACAGACTACTATGCAGATCCTATGGGTCGACTAATGTTGCTTAAGAATCAAAATGGCGGTACTAGCACAGGTTGGAAGACTATCGATGAAAAGTTGTATGGCGGATTTAACAGAGGAGAACTAAACATCTTTGCAGGTGGATCTGGCGCAGGTAAGAGTTTGTTCTTGCAAAACTTAGCATTGAACTGGAGTCAACAAGGACTTAATGGCGTTTACTTTAGTCTAGAACTCAGCGAAGGCTTGTGTAGTATGCGTATGGATGCTATGCTTATGGGCATTGCTACCAAAGACATTTACAAGAACATTGATGATGTTGACCTTAACATTAAGATGAAAGGTAAGAAAGCAGGTAGATTGCAGATTGTGCAACTTACTGCTGGCATTACAGTTAATGATTTGAAGTCTTGGATTAAAGAATTCCAAATCCAGCATAACAATAAGATTGACTTTGTTGTAGTTGATTACTTGGATTTGATGACTCCTGTGTCTGTAAAGATATCTGCAGAGAATACATTTATTAAAGACAAGTATGTATCGGAAGAACTTAGGGCAATGGCAGTGCAGGGTGGCTTCTTATTCTGCACAGCTAGTCAGTTGAATCGTGGCGCTGTGGAAAGTGTCGAGTTTGACCATAGCCACATTAGCGGTGGCTTGTCTAAGATTCAAACAGCAGATAATGTTATTGGTATCTTTAACAGCATGACTATGCGTGAGCGTGGAAGAGTTCAATTGCAGTTTATGAAGACACGTTCGAGTAGTGCAGTTGGTACAAAGATTGAATTAGAGTTTAATACAGTTAGTCTGCGTATCACAGACTTAGATGAAGACAGTCCGGAAGCACCTACTACGGCCGATGTGTTACATGATAGACTTCGTCGTCAAGCACAAACAGAGTCCACTAGTACTCCAGCTGTGTCGACAAAATGGGAAAGGCCGCAAGCTAAAGAAGGATTCAATTTAGAAACACCGCAGCCTAAAGTGGAACCGTCCATTGCTATGAGAACAATGGACAGTAACAGTAAACTTAATAGTTTGCTTAAGAAAAGTTGATTATTTCAAGCCGCGCATTTCTGGTGCTTGTCCAACAGGTTCTGAAGAAGTAGGTGCACCTACTTCTGGAGCAGGTTCCGAAGTCGGTTCTTCTTGAGCAGCCGTTGTATCTTTGTTCAAATCTGATTTTAATCGTTGGAATAAACTGTTATCTTCTGCGACATAAGCTAACATAGTTTCTAGCAAATCCATTAGAGCAGTCATTTGATTTAAATTAGGTCTGCGATTCATATACATTGCACGAACACCTGCTCTTAGATCATTATAATGATCTTCGCCTACTGCATCTTTAATTGCAGCCAATCGGGTCATTGTGCGAGTAAATGTCCCGTTATCGATTTCTTTTCCGCTTTGTTCCATTCCTGGATCCAACTCGTTTAATTGCGCATCCTCTTCGATGGAACGAAGTTTGTTTAAAATCGTCCCCATATTAAAATTCGTGCTTGACATCATCATGCTAAATTACTCCACTGTTAAAGTTATTTATCAGATAAATACTTTCAAGGATGGACTATAATAGTGCGTAAACAGACACGTTCTTTACTTGAAGAAATTACAAATATTGTACCGCAAAGGGACAGAGAAAGTTTTGTAGAAAACAAAGCTGTGAATGTCATTGCCAGTACTCGGTATCTTGTTGAGTATATACAAGAGAACTTTAACCAAGAGCAAAGTGAAGATTTATTAAAGCGTTTATTCAACAGTTTAAAAACTGGCGACGAAATGAAATTCCGAAGAGGAATTAAACAAATTAAAGAAGCAAATAATGGAAGACTTTGAACATTTATCTGGCTGGGATTTACTTGTAGAAAGTAGACAATACCGCTCAAATACAGCAGGTCTTAACCTAAGAAATGTCAGCGACTTTGCTTTTTTGGACTTAATATCGCTATTCATATTACAAAACGAATATGAAACAGCGGCAATATCAAAGAACTATGCAGATAAGACAATCGGTTATAGAAATTTTCTACGCCCTAGATTAGCTGGTACCGATTTATATACTAGTCTAAATATTTTAGCTAATCCGGATAGCGTATTCAGTAAAAAAATACATCAAAATCCAGAAGCAGATGCTGTACTTAGATCTAAATTAAATGTGCATACTCCTACAGTAAAACGTTATTTGGATTTATTAGCAGACGGCTCATTAAGAAAAGAAGATGCAAGTGTATTGTTATTGCGTTTAGAAAAGCAGTTAAACATAACAGACAGTAAATTAAAAAGTATTCGTAGATTAGCGCAAGATTGGCCAGCAATCAATGATATGCAACGTGAATTAGTTGTTGCTCGTATGCTTCAGTATTATCACAAGTTTGCCAAACGAAGCGAAATGTCGGTATTTTTAGAAGATCTAGGTAAATCTAAAGGCTATAAGTTAAATGCACCTATTGACGCAGAGCTTGCTAATTTAGGTTACGGTGAAAAACCAGCAGCTGGAAAACCAGGTTTGTTAGCAACATTAGCTCCTGCGGCAGCATTAGTAGCAGGATATAAGTTGGGTTATGCTTTAACTGGCCCAAAAAACAAGCATTAAATAGTATATTAATATCTTATTAAGATAAATAAACTTAAGAAGACACAGTCTTCGAAACAAATTAGGAGAATTTTATTATGGCAAACGCAGCCCCATTTACAGCAATCGGTCGTGAAGTATTCATCAAGTCTTTTGCTAAGACAAACATCACTCAAGCTGAGTTGAATGATTTAGTTAAGACAGTTCAGTTAACAAGCACAATCACAGCTATCGGCGCTTTCACAGCCGGTACTAGCGATGTAGTTAACATGATCATCGAAGGTAAAGACGTAACTGATGTTGACGGTTTCACTGTTGGCAACGTAGCATTCTAATTTTTAGAGTGTAATTTTTTCGGGATGGGAAGCCGCAGTAACATTTTGTTCTGCGGTTTTTCTTTTGACTAAAACTTTTGTATTAGAAGGTTAAATACAGCATAGGAGAATAATATGAGAAATTCAACAGGACGTACAGGTGAAGTAATTGGCGGAAACATAGAATACTTTACTTGTTATACATTAGTAGACATTACAGATTCAGGAACATATGATCCGACATCCGGTAGATTCTACGAACAAGCACAAAATTTAAATGTGCTATTACAGGCTATTAGTTTAGGTAGCCAACCAATTTTATCCAGTGTAGAAAAAATAGTAGCCGCAGACATAAGTGATTACGAATTCGGTAATGATTTTTCAGGAAATCATAATGTTTGGATTCTACGATTTGCCAGCGAACGTGTTGGTAGTATTACAGTTACATCGTTAGTTAGAGATATAGACGGTTTACCTGTCTACGATGACTTAGACGAAACTGCCGTTTTCGATGCTAATGTTTTCGAAACTAATGACACAGATCAAAAGAATATCTATTTTTATCGAAACGATAGTTTGTGATTTGTATAAATACAAGTATAATTTTTGGCAACCAAAGGTAACACATTTTGTGTTACCGACAATTTTGGCACATTCTCAGGCATTTATTTTATCTAACAAGAACAACATTACAAATAAAGGGGATAGTGTTAAATGGCATCAACAGCTGAACGGCTAGGAATAGTCGAGACTAAAGTAGTTAATCTTGACAGTAAGATAGACGATTTAAAAGTCGATGTAAAAGAAATGCACGACTGTTTAGACAACACCAGAGATATGTTGGCAGATCAATTAAAGTGCATGTCCGACGCTTCTGGTAAGCAACATGCAGAGCTTGCTAAGAAAATATCTGACATGGAAAAGTTAAAAGATCGTTGGACATTTACTGTAGCGGGTGTATTAGTTGCAGTAGGGTGGATTAGTGCCCACGGTACTGATATTATTAAACTTTTAGCAAAATAATATGAATGAATTTGAAGTTATAGTTGAAGACACTGAAGAACCTTTAACAGAGGCTAAAAGAGTTTGGGCGAAACGCGGTAAAAAGCTAAAGCGTATGATTCGTTGTACCAGTGGCAAGAAAAAAGGCAGAACAGTTGCCAACGTTGGTGCATGTTCCAAAGCGATAAATATGAAAAAGAGATTTCAGATGAAGCGAATTAGAAAACGCTTTAATGCTAAAATCGTTAGAAAGTCAAAGAGAACAAAAGCATTTAATCCGTTAAGTAAACGATTAAAAATGCTTAATAAATAGGAACATATATGGCAGATGATCGTAGTTTAAAAGATATTATTAGATTCGCAGACCCTAGCGGAGAAATCAGCGATCCTGAAATTGCCAGCATTTCTAATTCACTTAAATTTTCAGAAGTATTAGATTTAATTTCATATGTAAGCAAAGACGATATGGATTCTGCTAGAAATATTTTAAGCAAGCATGATCCTCGTTTTAACATAGCAAAAGAATATGCAGGGGCAGCTGGAGCTCGCACTAGCGGATTTAAACCAATCAAACCAGTGGGTAGTAGTCCTACTATTGCAGGAACTCCTACTAATCCAAACGGTCCTCAAGATCAAGACGATTTAGAATCATTGGTCACTGATCCAATGAATAAAAATAAACCTGAAGTAAAACAAATACAAAGTTTATTACAAAGGTTACAAAATAGATGAAAATACGTGATATCATCTCGGAAGCATATCAAGGTTTCCACGGAAAAAACAAAGACTATGGAACGGTTAAACGCGGTACCGTAGATGAATCATTGCCAAATGCTATGATTGAACCCGAAGTTAGAAATACAGATACTTACATGCAAATGCGTTATGGACTTGCATTGGCGGCAGCGGCTGCACGGCAAGGCGAAGAGTTTGAACAAGAAAGTGTTTGGGCAGAAAACATAGGACTAGTCGGATATACTGATGCGGAAGTTGCTCAAATTAAATTGGCAGACAAGATGATGGGTGTAAAAAGTATCAACATTAGTAGTCGAGGCAGTCAAGAACGTGCAGATACTGGCACAACTAGTGCGGTGGCCAGCGGATGGAAGAAGTTTGCAAAATGAAAATAGTTGAACTAGCCTCTGGTATTAAAACAATGATTACCAACGAACAACAAGAGTTGGTTAAATTAGTCAAAGAACAAACACAAGTGTCTAGAACAGATCTAGATGAACGTAAACAAAAAATAGCCGAACAAATGACGGGGCTAGGATTGTTAGATAGAATATACGATGAAGAAAAACAAGCAATTATCTACAAACTATTCAGTAGATAAAAAAGGTGCAACTAAATTATCTGCTAAAGTGTCATCGATGTTAGATGATGCTATACCAAGTAATATACTTGGCATGCTAGTTACAATGAAAGAACAAGAACGCAGTTTAGTGTTTTACGACAGATATAGCTTAAATGTTCGTAACAAAAATGATTATTCTATTCTAGACTTATATACAAAAGATATAGTTTTTGAAAATATTGCCTTATTTTCTAGTGCTTTACATATTATATTTGCTTTAAATAAAGGGGTGAATAAAAGCGCACCAAAAGAAAATATGATATACGAATTAGATCAAGAATACTTTCGATGTTTAGAAAACATCAAATTTTATAGACAAAAGATGAATTCGACTAACAGTGAACTAATACCTCTTTTTGCAGACAGATTGACTGATGCCAAAGAAAGATTAGCTGAAACAAAAATCAAATTATCTAAAACATATTGATAAATAATCTAAAGGATACCTATTATGAATACCTCTGAAATTTTTAACCCAGCACAACGCAAACAACGTGTTGTCGAGAATTTTTTAAACAGCCACTACGGCTTAAAATTAGCCGCACATGGCGACTCTATTAAAGTACAATCTTTAATCAGCAAATTAGTCATGGAAAATCACCAAATGGCTAGTACAAAAGTTGGCTTCCAAAACGATGCTACTTATGTAAAAAATACAATGATCATTGAAGCACTACGTCACATCCTTAAAGAGATTGGACCAATGCGTACAGTTCGTAAAATGAACGAACAAAGTGGTGAAGATTTGGCTCAAGCCGAACTTATCCTTGTTGCGCAAAACATGGTCGATGATCTACAAAAGATGGCCGAAGATGTTGCTCAAATGCAAACTGACGAACTAATGCCTTTAGAAGAAAAAATGAAGACAACATTCGGTCAAGAGCAAGGTCAACAGTTTGGTCAAAGTGCTGACCAAACATTTTCTACATTGTTAGATGCAGTTAAAGCAGCCAAAGACAGTTTGAGCAACGCAGTTGCAGTCCTAAAAGGCGAAAGTCCAATGGGCGGCATGGGTGACGATTTAAGTGGCGGTACACCGCAACCAGAATTAGAACCAACAGGCGACGAGTTTGGATTATCTAATGCTGCCGGTGGCGAAGAAGAATTGCCAACAGGACGCGAGTTGAAGTAATGCGTTTATACGAATTTGTTGACAGTGATGAACAAGTTTTGTCAATCATTAAGCCTTTGCTTTTAAGAGCAAAGGCTGAAGGTGCATCTTCAGTGCCTTTAGGTCAATTGACTAATGATATTCAAGATTCTAGTATTACTCCTGAACTGTTAGTTAATATTATCAATAAGCATAGAGAAAGCCTAAAAGATATTATTACGACAGCAACCTACGATGAAATCGTGTTAAACAATAACGAGATTAAATCAGTAACTAGTAAGTTTGATCAAAATGTGGCTAAAATGAAAAGTACCGCATTAAAACAAGCAATGGATAAATTAAAATGATGACATCGATTATGTTAACTGCAACTCAAGCTAGAAATAAAGCTCAAAATGATTTGGTTATTTTTAACGAAGTTAGATCCATTGAACTAGCTGTTTTAACTGCCAGTGCAAATGGTGAATACGAAGCAATCGTAACTAATACTTCCATGTCCACAGCTTCTACTTACTTTAACGTTTGGAGAGGAAATGCCAGCGACAGAGCTAAAGAAAAGCAAATGGCAACAATAATCCAATATTTTACAGATTTAGGTTATACCATAGAACGTAAAACAAATGCCTCTACCGGTAACACGTTTAACTGGACAATTTATTGGTAATTAATAGATAGACTATACATTGATTTTAGTGTATAATAGTGTATATGCTATTAAATCCAATTTACGAATATAAAAAACTCAAACGTGACGAAACTACAGGCAAGCGACTTTATGCTTGCCCTGATGGTATCAAAGTCCCAAGTGTCACCACAGTCCTTGACAGTACAAAAGATAAAACATTCTTAATTGAATGGCGTAAACGAGTAGGCGACGCTGAAGCGACTCGTATTAGTACAGAGTCGGCTGGACTTGGTACATTAATGCATACACATTTGGAATATCACGTACTAGGCAAAGAACGTCCGCAGGGAAATAATCAAGTTCAAATCATGGCTCGCGCTATGGCTGATACTATGATTAACGAAGCGTTTTGTGATATTGACGAAGTATGGGGTATCGAAGCTCCGTTATATTATCCGGGACTATATGCAGGTACTAGTGATATGATTGGTGTTCATAAAGGTACACCTGCAATCATTGATCATAAGACTACTAAAAAGACAAAGAAAAAAGAATGGATCGAAGATTACTTTCTGCAATGTTGTGCTTATGCGTTAGCACACAATGAAGTACATGGCACTGACATTAAAAAATGTGTAATTAACATCGTTGATCGAGATGCGAAATTACAGCCATTTATCATCGAAGGCAATGAGTTTAATCATTACAGTGATCTATGGGCACAACGTCTTGATCAATATTATAAATAAGAATCTAGTGGAAAATAATTTAAGCATTTGGTATAAGACTACTACAGAAAAAATCTTAGCTTGGAGAGAGCTAAGACAAAATGCTGTAGATATGACAGTAGACAGTATTGTCCAAGCAGTTAACACATGGTGGACATTTTCACCGTGGGTCCGTAAAACCATAGATCCATATAAACACGAAACATGGCCCACCCCGTGGGATATGATCAGTCGCGGCGAGTTCTGTCGCAGTGCTATAGCATTGGGACAAGCGTATACTCTATGGATGACAGCACCTAATAGCAATGTTGAACTTTGGTTAGTGAATAATTTTAGCGAAAAAGATGTACATCTAGTAGTAGTTATTGATGAGAAAACTGTGCTAAATTACACACTAGGCCAAGTAATGCTTATAGAAGAATGCGACTTTGAGATCCTGAATAAGATCTCCAAAAGTGATTTAACTCATATTAAAATATAACAGAATTATTACAATGTTCAGTTAAATAGAATACTAAAATTAAAACAATAAACCAAGGAAACAAATAGATTATGATAACATCAGCCAAAGCCATCACTGTTATAAAACGTAATGGCGACAAAGAACAATTGATGATTGAAAAATGGCAAGCGCAAATTACTAAGATATGTTCAGGTATTGCGGACGTAAGTCAAAGCATGGTAGAAATTAAAGCACAGCCGCATTTTTATGATGGTATTACTACTAAAGAAATTGACGAAATTACACTTCGCGCTATTGTTAATCTTATCGATGTAGAAGCCAACCCGGATATTGGACATACAAATTATCAATACGTAGCAGGTAAGCAACGTTTGAGTATGTTACGGAAAGACGTTTATGGACAATATGAAGTCCCGCATCTTTATGATATTGTTAAAAAGAATGTAGCAACGGGTCTTTATACTAGCGAACTGCTTGATTGGTATACTCAAGAAGACTGGAATAAGATGAACGATATGCTTGATCATGAAAAAGACGAGCAGTATAGTTATGCGGCAATCGAACAGCTTATAGAAAAATATCTTGTTAAAAATAGAAGTACAAAAGAAACATATGAAACACCACAAATTAGATACATGGTTGCTGCCGCAACTGTATTCCATAAAGAAGAGCCTAATGCGGCTCGTATGCGTTACATCAAAGAATATTACCACGCGGCTAGCGATGGCTTATTTACTCTTGCTACTCCAGTACTTGCTGGTCTGGGCACTCCCACCAAGC